GTCTTGTTTTAAATAATAATTAAAATCTTTTTTATCCAATGTTACGTTCCTTTAAAATATTTGTAAGAACCCACGGATATTTAAGATCTCCAGGCGTTATCGTTTTAAGCTCTGCATCTGACATATCATTTAATTTGTCATGCAATGAATATTGATCTAGCTTGGCAAACTTGTAGATCTTATTTATTTGTACTGGATCTTTTTTTAAATACTCTTGTATATTGGACCAACCTTTGCCTGAGCTATAACCAAGAAAACCTATTGAGTTCAAAAATCTTTTATATCTTGGCAAATCAAATTCTAATCTTCTATGTATCTTATTATCTACAACAGAAACTAAAGCATCACCTTCAACAGTTACTGTACATAAATCAGTTAATATCTTTTTAACTTTATCTACTGAAATACCTAAATCACTTGCTGTTTGTACGTAGTTAATAAAAGGTTTTAATGTCTTAACGTTGTATTGGCTGCACCAATAACTGTACGTTCTAAATTGTTCAGCTGTTATCTGTAACTTTAATATTTCTTTATCAGCTATCCAAAATTTCTGCATAATCTTTTAATTGTGATGGTGTTAGTGTTTTTAATTTATTTCTAAAAATGTCTTTGCGTTTGCAATCTGGAAAATGTTTGACCTGGAACTTTGCAAGAAAACTAATCCATTGCTCAAAGCTACAGCTCTGTAAATTAGAGTAATTTGGAAATACTTTACGTACAGTTAATCTATAAACTCTCTCTTTTTCTTCTTCGTACCAAATGATGTAAGCGTTTAATCCTGACATTTCCGCCAGTTGCTTAATCATTGAATGACCTTTTTTGTAATCTTCTCTAGGTCCTTTGTGGCGTGTAGTTTCTCCAAGAAATAAAGGCTTATTACAAGCTATACAGCAAGCTACTTTATCTACATCCATCATAGCGATACAATCGTGAGCCTCTCTATGAGTGTAAGAATAAGCAGTAAATTTAACGTTTTTTCCGTATATATCTCTAGCCATAGTCAAAAATCAGCTAAAATAGCCTTAAAAACCGCCTAATTTAGCTATATTTGGCTTATATTCTGTCTTTTTAACTATTCAAATTACATAGTGTCTACAACTTACATAATAATACTAACTATTTGTTGACAGTATAGGATAAAGGTTTAAAAGGATTTTTAATGAGTTTTAAAAATATTGAAGCCAACAAAAACTTAAAAATTCTAAAATATTCAATTCTTAAAAGAGACGATAAAGGAATTACTACTGGTCAATTTCAAAAAGGTGCATCTGAATTAATTAAATCAACAATTAAAAAATTTCCTGGATCTTTGCTTACTGGACCAAGTGCAAGAGTTGTTTTTGAGTATGCAAATAAAAATGTAATTCAAATAGATGGACCAGTTGAGGATGTATTATTTGCAGCTGTAGCAAAAATAAAAGAAAAAAAGAACCCAGCTAAAAGAGACCAATTCCATCAAGCTTTTATGAGTGATTGGAATAATACAACATTTTCATTAACAGCTTATCAAAAAGATTTTTTAAATGAAAAAATTAAAGAGAGCAATGTTTCAGTATCTGGTTTAGCAAGAGATACAAATCAAAACAGACAATCAGTTTATTATCAGTTGTCTGGTGAAAGAGGTATTACAATAGAAAACGCATTAAAGTATGCAGCTAAATTAAATGTTGATCCAGCTGATTTATTATTGCCAAAACAATTAACTACTATCTGGGGATATGTTAATACATTACAAGATGTTATAACTGATGAAAATTATTATCCAGGAAGAGTTTATCCATCTGCTAAAAAAGAAACAGTTGTAGTTCCAAGAGATATTTACAAATCAAATATTAGAGCAATTAAAATTGATGCTAGAGGTTCTATGTATCATAACCAAGTAGCATTTTATTATAAAGATAATCAAAGTAATTTAGAAATTAATAATAAACTTTGTGTTGTTGGTATTAAAGTTAAAGGTTTCTTTGATGAAGAATTAATTTATTTTTATTTTGGATTGTATGAAGAATACAGAGGTAAGAAAACTTTATTAAATCCTGATCCATATTGTGATGAAAGTAAAAAAATTATTTATCAAGATTTTGATTTTGAATTTATATCTCCAATAGTTTCATTAGTAGATCCAAAATCAATACAAGATGCAACGGTTGCTAAAAAATATATGCCAACTGAAGTTTTAATGTCTCAACAAGATGCTGAAAGAAAATTAGCAGATCTTACAGTTCAATATGAATTTAAAATGAAAGACTTAAAGTTACAAAATGAAAAAGATAGAGCTAAAGGTGCAAAGCTTTTAGCGGAGTATGAAAAAGCTCAAAGAGAATTAGAAGAAAAAACTGAACAAGTAAAAAGAACTTTATCTGGTGAAGTAATGAAAGCTGTTAAAGATTTATATTACGAACAAAAAGAAGGTGAAAAAGCTTTATACGACCAAATAAAAAATTTAACTGAAGATAAGAAACGTGCTTAAAAAATTAGAACAATACTCAGCGAAAGAACTAAAAGAAATGATACCTCCACAAAAAGTGGCAAGAGAATTTGGTTTAAATACAGACACTTTAGCGTACATGAGAGAATGTAGCAGAGACGAAGGTAGGCTTAGAGGTCCATTATTTATAAAAGACGATAATATTATTCTATATCAACGAAAATCAGTTGTAGTTTGGCTTCATAAGTCGATGTTCTCACCAGTTGAAAGTGCCGAAAGTACGGAAAATGCCGAAACTACTAAATCAAAAAAATCTAAACCAAAACTCAATTCTGTAAAATAACAGAAACTAAGGTACATTTAGGACAAGTGCCATAAACTTTTTTAGGCAAGTTTGAAATAAGCTTGTCTATGACATTAAAGCAAAATATAAAAGTTTCAGATCCTTTAGAGGAGGCTGGAACACCATCAGTTTGTAATTTATTTAATTGGAACCATCACTCACCTACTCAAGCAGTTTATCCTGATGGCAACTTTGCTTACAGATATTGGTTTGTACCTCAAGAAGTAAGAAGACAGTTTGAAGGCAATGCCAACATGGCAGCTGGTGTAGCTATAGGTAGTTCAATTCAATATCACTTAGCAGATAAAATTTTTAAACTTAATCCGAATACTCGTAAACTATCTCCAGTAGTTAATAAAAGACTTAGCCTGGATCTTGCAATTCAAAAGGTCCAGGAAGAGTTTGATAACTATAATCCTGTAAACGAAAAAGATAGAGCAAAGTTTCAGTGGTACAGAGAAACAATACCACAAACAATTTCACAGCTTGCAAAAGCTGTTGAAGTGTTAGGCGTTAAAAAAAATGTAGTTGCGGAAAACGTGTTGTCATTCCACGATGACCGATTACTACTTCCAATCATCGGAAGATCTGACTTGGAGTTTCAACAAGATCTTTCATTTGCTAGTACCCATAATACTAGCTTTCCTTTCTCCTTGTTGGAAATCAAAACAAGTCACGATCGACCTTCTAGATTAAAAAAGGATGGTTCATACTCTTTTACTTCTGCAAAGGTTCCGATGATGCCTAACAAAAATCATTTAATGCAATGCGCGTTTTATTCTAAATGCAAACCTGAGCATGAAGTTAAATTAATTTACGTTGTCAAAGATGATTTTAAAATATTCGATAGGCACAACTGCGGAGACTTGGAGCCAGAAAATCTAAATAATTATTACGAACAATTAGTAACTGTTTTTAAAAGAAGAGAACGTTTGTTGATGCGATACGCAGATGAAACAGATGTTGAAAAAATCAAAGGCGAACTTGTCCAAGACTTAGATCCACAATTCGATCACAACTTTTGTTGGTCCATTGGTAATCAGTTTGTTCAAGACGCAAAAAAAATATGGAATTGCTGAGGTGTTAAATAATATGGAAACAAAAGACAAACTAATCGATGCTTTAAATGAGTTTAAAAAGATTGCTGCATCTGAGGCAGTCAAAATAAAAGGCAAAGATTATAATTTAGTAAGTACCAGACTTGGTATTGCTAGAAGAGTATTAGGTTCATCATTGGATCTAGTAGATCAGATAATTCACCAAGACGATAAAAAAGTGATTGTTCAATGCGATGCTTTTATTGACGGAAGACACGTTGGAACTGGTTTAGCCGAGGAAAACCGTAGTCAAAGTATGATTAATAAAACAAGCGCTTTGGAGAACGCTCAATCGAGTGCATGGGGTAGATGTCTAGCTGCTTGCGGATTTTCTAACGATAATCTAGCGAGTGCAGAAGAAGTCTCAGTAGCTATTGAAGCGCAAGATCGTCAATTACAAACAGCTCTCCAGGAATTGCAACAAGTCTCTCATCCTGGAAATTACAAAGACTGGATCTCCAAACATAAAGACGTGTTAGCGAAGATCAAGACAAGTAATCCTATTGCTTACGGAAAATTCCAAGAGCGATTTACAGAGCTTAAATCAACATTAGAGACTAAAGGAGTGTTAAATGGCTGAAGGTCAGGACACTAAATCTTTTGGTACTGCTATTCTTAATACGAATAAAGCTAGTCCTAAAAGTTACGATCTAAAAGGTACGATTGAGGTTGACGGAACCAAGTACAGATTTGGAGCGTATAAATCAACAGCATCAGGTAAAGGTAAGCTTGCCGAAGGTACACCGTATTACTGGATGCACCGTGTAGAAAAACTGGAAATGAACTCTGAAGGTGAGAGTTTTGATCCAGCATCACTGGAGTAATAAGTGGACACGGATAAATATAAATCTATTGCAATTTCAATGCCAGTTTACACAAAGCTTAAAACTTTAGCTGAGACTAAGTTTGATGCTCCAGTAAGCATGGCAAAGATTGTCGAAATGGCAATTAACAAATCTTATGAGGAGTTCGTTAAGAACGATGAGCGTAGAACATAAGATTGAGCATATCCGTAAAATCAAAAGAGCGGAGTACGGCAGCTTTACTACCAATCTTACCTTGATTGGCAAAAGCTGGTCGGCTCTGCTCGACTTACCATCGCCTATTCCACCATGGAAGGTAGCTTTAATGTATGTAGCAGCAAAAGTAATTAGAGCAGCTCATTCATTTAAAGAAGATAACTACGTAGATGCTCTTAACTATTTGCGTAAAGCGGAAGAATTGCAGCGGACAGATGACAAAGATAATTAATTTTCCAAATACACCGAAGAGTGCGGCTCAAAAAGAGGCTGAAGCTCTGGAGTATAAAAAGTTTACAGTTGAGAATACTCTTAACTTAGCGATGTCTTCGGATCTGTGGGAGCATTACGAACTCACAGCCGATGATGTTGGTTGCTTGGAACAATTTGGTGAAGTTATGAAATTTTCACCGTTAGCTGCTGCAAGATTAGTATCAAAATTAGCAAGTCAAAATAAAAAATTAGCTAACTGTATTCACTTACAGTTTGCAGACGATCCTTGGAGTTAATATGGAAACTGAAAAAAGAGTACATGAGTTTGAGAAGGTAACTTACGATAGTTATTTTCATTATCAAAATTTTAGCAGCGATGAGCCTACCGCTAGAATAAATAACTCACCATTTTATTTAAAGTATGAAGAAGGAGTACCAGCGTTTTACTTTAGGTACCAAAATACTTTTAAAGAAATATCGGTGGAGGCGTTCTTAATTAATTGTGAGCAGTCAAGAGCTTTTGATATGAGCAACTGGCAGTCTCAAGTTGAGAATTATTTTAATCAAAGTATGGAGGATATAAAATGTCAAATCTTGGCACAACGGAAGATCAAAAAATCTTTAACGAAACACTAGGTAAAAATATAAAATACTTACGTAAACAAAAAGGCTTTAACCAAACAAGAATTGGTAAAGTTATAGGTACTTCATTTCAGCAAGTGCAAAAGTATGAACAAGGAAGAAACTCGCCACATCCAGCAGCACTAGTTAAGTTGGCTAAATTTTTTAAGATTAGTATGGATAGGCTTTGTAGTCAAAACCTTATTGAAGATATAGAAAAATTTAAAGATAGATGTAAAAGCCTGGAGATTGCTACAGCAAATGGTGTTGCGGTACCTTTAGATAATATGTCAGCTGAAATAGATGCTTTAATAAACAAAATGCAAAAAAATTCTGAGCAGTTTGTTAAGGACCAACCATTAGTATTTAAATTCGACAAGGAGGTAGATCCGTGGCTGTAATCAAAGCATCAAAAGTAGAGTTTCAAGTTCTTAAACAAGATATAAATGGAGCTGCTGCTAAATACGTTATGACGTTATCTTACGAGCCAGAAGGTTTTAAGAGTAAAGAAATACTTAATATCGTTTTAGCAGATGAAACACCTTACATTGATATTGGAGTAGAAACTGAAACAGCAACAAGAATACTTCAACGTACTGGACCTAATTGTGGAGAACATCCAGATGGACCAGAGATACGATCTCCAGAGGATATTTATTATCAAGAAAAAATAAAACTAACACCAGAGGATAAAGAATGGCGTACAAAAAAATAAAATCTGGAGAAGCTAACTTTATAACGGAGCAAAGCTTTAACACTG